TTACCACTATAGTTTTCACTACCTTTTTGTTTGTGGTCTGGACTGTACCTTCATCCATTTCTGGAGCTTCCCTACCAGTCTCTACACCTTCCTTTCGGCTTGGCTCGGTATTGCCATTTTACAGGTTTCACCGAATTTGAGAAGTTTAAACAATGAGATTACTCTCAAAGAGCCCCCAATTGAGGCTGTTGCTCTATCCAACTGAGCTACCGGACCAATTATTTTTATATATTTAAATCCCGTTACACTATTTTGACAATCATTTGACTTTTACCCACACACCCCTTTTTGAGTAGGGCGGAGAAAGATTCGGACTTTCATTTCCTTGCTAGCGCCACCATTAATTATTGTTTTTCTCATTGTTTAGGCCTCTTCGAAACTAATTGCATACAAAACATCTAATGCAGTACCTATGACATAAATGTCGTCTGCCTGAACAGGAAATGACAATGTTAAACCAGTTGCTGGAATCGGTATGCTATGCCCAACTTGTACAGCAGAACTACCCAAATAAATAGTACCGGAATTACCAGCATCTGGTACTAAAAACAAATATTTGTAAATAGCTTCTGTTGCTGACAATGGTATTGCACTTGCTGTCATTTCATATTCTGTTTCTGATACAGTACATGGAACATCTGCCTGAACTACAGAAAAAGATCCACCTGCTGTTTTCTTTCCAAGACTTACCGGCAGCTTCCCATCAATACTTTCAATCGCAGTAGTTTGTGCTGCCAGATCACCACTAACCGTATCTGGAAGTGTTGCCATGGAACTTGTAACAATCAATGAAGCAGTGCCGTCTCCATTATCAGTACCTTTTATTGGTGCAGCTTCTAAAGTAGCGTCATCTGTAACAGCACAAATAACTTTAGATCCTATTCCACTATTAACAATAGCTTTTTTCATATAACCATAACCTCATTGATGTTAAAAATAGCATATTTGGAGCCAATGAAACCCCAAATTTACCTCAACTCACGTCTACGCCAACTTCATACGTACAATGCATACCAGGAATAACATCTTGTACCTTCACAATAATTTTTTGAAATGCAGATTCTGTTTCCAAAAAATATACTTGTCCTGGTATAAGAACTTGTTCTATAGTATTACTTAGAATACTAGCAATGTAATATTCTATACTAAGATTCATGTTATTCGACGGGCTGTTGTTTTTCACGGAAACAGATTGTTTAGTAGAACCGACCACATAACAACCCAATGCAGTCTTTACTGAAGAAGTTGTAGTTCCGGATACATAATTCAAGAAATCTGGTATTATGCTTACACCTTCAGATGGATCATAAAAAGAATTTGGTGATCTGCCGGAAGCCAATAACTCAGAATACTCTTCATTGGTTATAAGGCCCAAACGATATGCATCATAAATCCTAATTTTCATCACCAAAAACAAAAAAGTTTATGTGATCACTTATTCGGTTACTGTCCATTCTAATGAAACTAATATTTTGCCACCGGCAGTAGATTTTGCACTTGTTAAATAATAATATCCGTCTGCTAGAACCACATTATTTGTGGTTGGCGAAACAGCATATTCAGTATTTAATGCAGCAGAAGCTGTTGCCGTTATGACACCAGTTGCTGAAGCCCCAGTTGAATTACCACAAGTCACAGTACCATTGCCAGTACCAGCAATTGCTTTCATTACAATGCCACGAATCTTGTTGATGGTAACTTTCATTGGGAAGTATATTTTTGTGGTGGTTTGTTCGTCGGTTTCGAAACTCATCGGAACGGTTGTAACACCTTTAAGTAAAGCAGCTTCCAAATGAGCAATTTTTGCAGCAACTGTCAAAACACCAGAAGTATCACTTAAACCAGTTGTTGCAGCAACACCTGCCATAACGTCTGCTAACGGTTTAGCTAAATTTGTAAGCGTTGCTTCTTTCAAGGCGTTTTCATCGGCACTGTCACAAATCATAACGGAATCTGCGGCAATAGGTGTGGCTTTTGCATCTAGTCCCGCAATATCGACACTGAGAACACCATCAGCATTATTAAGTCCAGTTGCTGTAACCGTCCCAGTCATACCGTCAGCCAAATCCGCGATATCAACTTTCTTAGCAACGCCTCCTTGCAAAAACGGAACTTCATCTGTTGCTAAAACAGGAACTGCTTCATCGAGATTTGCTAATACTTTAGTTTGTGGACCTGTTAACTTTGAAAATTTTTGATTAACCATAAATATTACCTCATAAATATGTAAAAAGTATATTATCAAATTTGCATATGCGATCTATATTTTGTTGTATTTATTATTTCACTAAATGGTGATATATCAAGGTTCATTTCTGGATATAATAGCCAATGACTTGTTAATAAGTTAAACCAGTACCATCTATCATAATTTGCTTTAGAATTACAAGAAGAACATAATACAACAAATTTCCATGGTAAACTATTACAATTTATCGATTTATCATAAGTAATGTGATGAATAATCATTCTAGTAGTATGTTCTTCTTCTGTTTTATTACAAATAAAACATTTACGTTCAAATTTATTTCTAATATATTCTTTAAATTCGAAATTAAATGTCTTGGAATATGGATTGTAACTTATACCATCTTTCCAGTTCCAATGTTTTGAACCACTATGCGATTCTGACATTTTGGCCCTGGTTTCGGGTGTATGCTTGCAATCTTTGTGTGCATTAGCTGATTTTTTACACCAGTCTTCATCCATCGTTAAGCCAGAATTCCAAGTTGGCTTACCTTTATGACTATCTGACATTTGTTTTAATGTTTCTTCAGTATAAATGTCAGTTTTTCCTTTGTTCCAAGGTATTTGACCACGATGTATGGCACTCATTTTTTCACAGAATTCAGGAGACATTTTCTTTCCTAATGTCCCACTACCCCTATGATTAATAGAAAGTTTTTGTTTTATTTCATCAACATCTTCTGAACGAGACCAATGAGTTTTTCGTATTTTTTTCTTTGATTCTTCTGAATGATGTGAACCTTTTCTAATAAAAATCACCATAAAGTATTTATACTAGAACTTTTTTAAATCCTAGTATAAATAGTTTTTGGTATGCAAATTTAACCAAGTGTTGAGATTTCCACAAAAGCTGTGCCCACATGGATTTCTACAGGATGAATCCACTCTTTGATTTCTACGTAGAAGTTTCCGCCGGGCTGCTTGGGATAGTCATCAGCAATATCAATGTCTTGGGAAACTACGAACTCTGCGGCCTGAGGATCATAAGGAATAACATATGCGTAGCCAGATGGAGTATGTTGTGATTCAATCATCCAGGATCTGTCATCCTCGGGTTTGCCGAATAGTGGTCCCATGCCCTTCCAGAACGGAATTCTCTCAGAATCCTTCATGTTTAGGTACGCCATAGTTGTTCTGTCAGCTATCAAAGCATAAGGCTTGAATCTGTGATCCATCATTCGGATAGCATTTACGACATCTTCGTAAGGATCTCTAGTGTCTCCGGAACCATTCCATGCACCCATATTAACAATATCGTTACCAGTCGCACTTCCGTTAGTTGCTAAAATTTTACCATTTACGTTTACATGAGCAACGTCAACAATACCATCAATACCGAGATCAGAATCACCATTCATTAGAATGTAATCTTCTGCAGAATGTATCATAGCTAATGCGCTATCGATTTCCTTGGCCTTCATGGTTGCGCCTTGTGCCTTAGCAAGATCTCTCTCGTTGACCATAAACCCATCCATGAACTGATACATCTCATGCTTTTCGACTTTGGTCTTCATTGTGAACGGCTGGGGTGCGGCACCTTTAGCCACAATCTGTGCACGTCCGCTAGTAGACTGATAGTAAGAAATTGCATCAATATCGATTTGCGTTCCAACGTCTCTTCGCGGTAGAACATTTCTTGCAACTAGTTCTGGACGATAGTTCAACTCAAATTGATTAATTTCCTGAATCCAGGCTGTAACAACTTCATCAGGTATAAATGAACCATAATTTAGATTAGTGTCTGCCATTTTTGTA